CCGGAACATCGTATGTCATATGATACTGAGGCAGCAGATCGTAACGTTGATCCTAATGTAGCTTGGGATGATGTAAAGTGGGTTGACTTGGAGACAGAAGAAGATTTCATTGAAAAGGCAACGGCTATGTTCAAAGGTGAAAAGTTTGATACTCGCATTCAAGTGCCACTTGATTTAGACAATGACACTATGCTAAAATTGTCAATGGAAGCACACAAGCGTGATATTACATTAAATCAAATGGTTGAAGAAATTTTGCGTAATGTAATTGCTGAACATGAATTTAATATTGCGTAATATACTTTCTTACATTAAAAATGACTATTCAACAAACCCTGTTCGTTTTATCATTGAAGTTACGGCTTGGATGCTTAGTATCGGATGCTCGGTCACTATGGCGCTCACAGTACCTACTCCGCCTCTACTCATACTGTATCCTATTTTTATTAGTCAATGCATTATGTTTGGTTGGTGCGCTTATAGCCGTAGATCGTTTGGTATGATAGCTAACTATGCTTTGTTAGTTGCTATTGATTGTGTTGGTCTTGTTCGTATGTTAATTAATTAAGGAAATATCATGGGAAAGAAAAAACTTGAAGCTAAAATTGAACCTAGTAAACTTGAACCTGATTGGATCAAGACAGGTGATAACTCTTGGATTGCTACTCTGCAAGAAGATTCAGAAACAGGTGATTTGATTTTACCATTACCAGATGATTTAATGAAATCACAAGGATTTGAAATTGGTGATATACTGAAGTGGAAAGATAATAAAGACGGTTCATTTAGTATTAGAAAGAAAGCATCCGAGGAGAAGCAATGGGTGTTGGTTGAAGCTGTCAATACATTCCGTACTCGTTACATGGTTGAAGTACCAGTTGGTATTGATGACTATGGTAATGACAAGGTTAAATGGGCATTGGATACTGTAACGATGGGTGAAGCAAAAGAGTTTAGTCAGGAACATCTTGGTGAACAGATTGTTAGCCATCGTGTAGTGACTAGGAAGGAAGCATTTGCCTTATGTGATGTAGATAATGATTACACCTGTGAGTGGGATAAAGAAACAAAAATGAAAAACTTTTTTACTACATGGGAAGAACAAAATGGAAACGATTGATGTACTAGAGAAACCTTATCATCCAACCAAAGATTGGACTGACCAAGATTGGAATAAGTTTACTAATTGGTTAACTGGAATGCTTAAAATTAATGAGAGTGTTACAGTAACTTTTACTAAGGTAGACGGGACAGAACGTGTAATGAATTGCACATTGAAACCGGAACTATTACCCGTAGTTGAGGTAAAGCCCTTAGCAGAAGGTAAACTTCCTCGCAAGGAATCAACCACTAGTATTCGGGTCTTTGATTTAGAAAAGCAAGAATGGCGCAGTTTTACTACAAAAAACGTCACTAGAGTCGAATTTAGTATTTGACATTAAATAAGTTTGACTATATAATAGAGGCTTATTCAGTAAAAAACAGGAGTATTACATGGCTTTCCCACTTACATTTAACGTAATTAATCGTGACGCAGATGAACGTCAAATTGACAATATTTTGGAACGTGACCCCGGACATTATAAACAAAATTCTATTGCTGTATTAGCTGCAAAAGTTGACACTGGTACCAATACAGATTTTATCTCTGCACAAGAACGATTTAAAACTCTGAAAACAATTTTTGATCCAGCTGATATGCCTATTGCAAGTCAAATCATGTTGGGTCTATTAATGAGTGACGAAGATATTCAACGTGAAATTGATGTACCTCACGCTACACATATTTTTTCATACTACGATCCACAACGTGTGCAATCCATTCAGGTAGTCAAAGCAGTAGGTAAAGACGAATATACAATTGTCAATGGACAACATACTGCTACTACTACAGCACTAATCATCATGTCAGGATTGATGAAGGGTTGGAAAGCAAAAGATTGGAAGAAGTTTCCAGTTAACGTAACTTATATTGAGACTGATGACCGTAGCAAGGCACGTGAAACCTTTGCATTGATGAACGGTGAAATGTCCAAAGAGATTACTACATTTGATCATTGGAAGCAACATTACTTGTCTGTACGTTTGGACCAAAGTGGTAATCCAAAGTACCTGCATACTTACAAATTGATTCAATTGCTACGCAAATACAATTGCACACCATTACCAGAAGGGCATGACGACATTGGTCAAGCTGGAGCAATTACTCACTTGAATGCAGTTGAAACCGCTGCCAAAAATGAAAACTATGACCGTCTTGAATTCATTCTAATGAACCATGACAGATACTGGAATTCTCTTCCAGTAGATAATAGTGAATTTGGTTTGTATGGTAGTTTGCTTGACCTCACTGAAGATGAAAATATTTCTAATTCTAATAAAGAATGGGATATTTTTATGACTGACCTACATGCCGTTATTCAAAAGGTATTTAAAGGTATGACTAAATTGCGTAGTAGCGCAAAGAAAGCATACAAAAAATATCGTTATGACTTGTTTGCAGACAAGAACGCTAGTTCGCCTTTTACAGTTGAATTGTATGTAGCATACAAAGTATACCGACTATTAGGTGGAACATTTGATATTCCTAAATTGCATACAATGTATATTCATAAAAATATTGATGTTATTCATTATCTAGGTAAAACAGAAGTTGACCATATCAATACAATGGTTAGTGCTAAAGCAAAAATTAAAATTAAAGATGTGGTAATTCCTACTGCTAACAAAAAAGGTAAGTAATGAATGAATTCTTTTATATCATGGTGTTATCACACAACCAAAAAGTTGGGTTTGGCATCACTGGATCAGTACATACTAGAATTTATGATTACATTGCTGGCTCTGCTGAACTGCAATCTTTCAAATATCTTTACTATGGAGATAAAGAACATATTGCTTTGGTCGAGTCAACATTGAAAAAAGAATGGAGACGCCATCTTTGGTCAGTGTTTAAAGGAAATAAATGGAAACTAGAAGTATTAGATCCACTTAGTGGTATCTCTGCGGAAGATGTAAAAGATTGGGTAGATCAAACTATTGTTAAACTTGGCTTGCCAATTAGGTGTGTCAAGGGTGAATGGTTGCCCTATCGCGGAGATAAACGGGTAACACGCAAGTATATTAACTTAAACCCAGACTTATATCTTGAACCATAAAACTTGCGTTCATCTAAATAGTAGTATATAATACACACATGACAAAAAAATACGCCCTCATCGATACTGCTAATACATTTTTTCGTGCCCGTCATATAGCATCACGCAGTAGTACAGTTGACGAGAAGATAGGTATGGCACTTCATCTCACATTAGCAAGTACTAATCAAATTGTTAAACGTTTTGGAATTGATCATGTTGTGTTTTGCTTGGAGGGTCGCAGCTTTCGTAAGGACTTGTATGCTCCGTACAAAAAGAATCGTGTAGTAGATACAATGTCTCAAACTGAGGCTGAGGTTGAAGAAAATAAATTATTTTGGACCACGTATGAGACATTTTGCTCTTACCTTAAAGACCGCACAAACTGTAGTGTATTGCGTGATCCTAAGGCTGAGGCTGATGATCTCATAGCAAGATTTGTGGCACTTCATCCAGAAGATAACCACTGGATAATTTCAACCGATACGGATTACGACCAGTTAATCAACGATAAAGTAGTGCGCTACAATGGAGTAGGCAATGAACTTGTGACTATAAATGGATATTTTAAAGAAAATGGCAAGCCCGTTTTGGATAAGTTAAAAAATCCGAAACTATTAGAGGATCCACAATATTTGCTTTTTAAAAAATTAGTTAGAGGTGATTCATCGGATAACATATTTGCAGCCTATCCGGGTGCCAGAGAAGTTGGTAGTAAAAATAAAGTTGGTATTCGTGAAGCATTTGAAGATCGTAATAAAATGGGATTTAATTACAACAATTTTATGCTTCAGAGATTTACCGATCATGAGGGTGTAGAGCATCGTGTGCGTGACGATTTTGAACGCAACCGAACCCTCATAGATTTGACAGCACAGCCCGATGATATTAAACTATCAGTAGATACAAACATCCGTGAAGGTGTGCGTAGGACTACTATTCCTCAAGTGGGCCTACACTTACTAAAATTTTGCGGGAAGTATGAACTGCAAAAAATTGCAGATAACGCCGAGACATACGCAAAATGGTTGAACAGTCCTTATGTAGGAGTATTGAAATGAATAGAGTAAGAGAATTAATTAAAGAACACGGAAGTGATTCTAGTGGTAAGTGGGTAGCAGTTGATAAGGTAGAATTGATTGCCGAGTTGATTGCTTACGAATGTATGGATCTTGCTCTTGGATCTAGTCATAGAGAAGATGATATGGGTGCTATTATTGCTAATAAGATTAAGAAACATTTTGGAGTAGAATAATGAAATTTAAAATTTGCGGAATAGATTACGAAGTAAAATATAAAACATCGGAAGA